CATGTGCCCAGCCCCAGCCTCTCGGACCGGTACCACACCTGCTCGCGCGTGACCCCGAGCGCGTCCGCCGCCTCCTGCGCCGTCGCGCTGCCGTGCATCTCGCACAGGCGCGCGTCCATCTCCGGCGTCCATCGCATTGCTGGTCCAATCCCGCGCGCTGTGACGTGTTGACGCGCCTCGCGCGCGATATATATCCTCTCTATATTTCTGCTTCTCTTTTAAAGCTCAGGGGATGCCGGGAAAATCGGCGTCAACGTGTTCACGCTTTAACGTTTCCGCAGGTAATCGTATGTGCAGGTGTTGACGCGGCGTGAACGCGGCGTGAACGCCGGAAACAGTCCCGCGTCAACAACACCTGTCTAAATTTCAACAGAATCTACTAATTTGTACAGTCTTGTCACTTTTCCGTTGACGCGGGCACGCGTGACAACGAGCGTCCCGCGTTCACAGCGCGTCAACATCATGTAGTCGACAAGTGCCTTGCTGAATTCGCTGCGGTTGCGCGTGAACTTCTCCCCGGCGTCATCCGCCCAGTCCTGGTATTGCTTGTAGACCTCCGCCACCGGCCTTCGGTCGAGCTCGGCGGCGTCGATGCACTCGTCGCTGACCCACCTCGCCACGGAGTTGTTGTCCACACGTACGGCGTCCAGCTCTCGCTCCATGTCCGGTATCTCGACGAAGCGCCCGCGCTCGATGAGCTCTGGCAGCGCGAGCAGCCCTACGAGCGCGCCGCGCTGCAAGACTTCCGGCGCGGCGAGCCTGCGCTCCATGTCCGGATCGTAGCCCTCCATACCCGGCCTGAACTCCGCGCGGAAGGGCGTGAAGGCGAGGCGGCGCATGATGCCGTCCGTCGTGTCGGACAGGCGCGGTATCGCGTTCATCGAGAAGACCTGCGTGGCCGGCGGCCTGAATTCGAAGCCGTCCGCGCCCTTCACGTCGGCGTATATCGAGTCCCCGGTCACCATCTTCTTGAAGGTTGAGAGCTGGTCTCCCTTGAGGAAGCCGTCCGGGATGTCGTCCCCGAGGTTCGCGAGCTTGCCCGCCACCATCCCCTTGTTGAAGCGGTTGCCGAAGTCCTCTATCGAGAGCGAAGTGACGTTCTCGCTCCCGAGGATGGCGGAAATCCAGTTGATGTAGGTGGACTTGCCGTTCGCTGCCTTGCCCGCGCCGCCGCGCGCCCGGCCTATGAGCATCGGGGCCTGCGAGACGATGCGCGACGAGCACATGCACGCGCCCATGATCTCGCATAGCCGGTGCATCACCGTGGGGTCCTGTGCGGCCACGGACCAGAGGAAGGCGTCCGCCAGGTTGCGCGGCGCGTCGAGGTCGAGCCTTACCGGTATCGTGCCGATTATCAGCATCTCGGGCGTAGGCTCGACGGCCTTGCGCGCCTGCACGTCCCACGTCGCGTCCTCGAACTGCACGTAGAACCGCCCGTCGAACTCTCGGCTGGATGACACGCGCGGGGCCTTGTCCATCACGAGGCTCAGCACCTCGTTCTTGTCCTTTATCTTCGCCGTGTCGCAAACGGCGACCGTGGCCCGCTTGATGGCACGCGCCCCGAAGTCCCAGCGCCTGCCGGTCCACACGGCGGGAGCGCCGTCAATGATTCTTGCATGATAGCTGTCGATTATCCAATTTCCGAGCTTGGTCGTGTCGATTCCGCCGCGTGGCCCCACGAACGACGGGGTGCCACCGCCACCGCTAGCGCTGGATGACGCGCCGGGTCGGCCAACCTCCCTGTCGCTCGATGTTCCGCCGTCGTTACCGCGCTCGTACTTGCACGCGCTCTTGATGATGCGCGCCACGTCAGACTCCGGCAGGGGCGGCTTGCACCGCGTGAGGTTCGCGCCGTTGACGGATATTGAGATTTCCTCGTCGGAGCGCCCGAGCGAGCGCAGGGAAGCGGCGTACTTGAATAGCGTGTCGTCGCGCGTGCCCTTCCCGATGGTCTTCGGCAGGGTGAACTTCCCGTCATGCGTGGGCGCCATCTCGTCCTGTCCGCCGTTGCGCTGGATGTGGTCGAGGAGGTCGTACACGCTTCCGTCAGCTGTCGATATGCCGACATCCGTTGGGCTCGCCCACCACTCGTAGAGCGCCCCGCTTGGGTGGATGGATGGAGGCGCGACGATGTAACTCCCGTCGCATCGCACGTCAACGCCCAGCGCGTGGTTCACGCTCGGGTGGATGTTCGTCCGGTCTGTACGGTAGAGCAGGTGCCTCCCGCCGCCACCGGTTATCGCCTCGGCGGTCTCGGGTAGCTCGCCGTGGACGGCCTGCCACTCGCGCAGCGTGGCCATGCCGTCCTTCTCGTCGCCCACGTCGAGGTCGAGCACGAGCAGCCCGCCTGACGGGGTTCCGCACGCTATGCCGATGTTGCAGTCTGGGTGCTTCTCCCACCATTCGCGCACGTCATCTGGGTTGTCCGTCCAGTCGTTCACGCCGTGCGCCGTGATTGGCTTCTTTGAGCGCGGCGCGAGCGGGAAGACCCCGAACCCGTGCCCCGCGTACCACTCTGCCCACTCGCCGAGCGTGACGGGCTCGCTAGCCATCCATATTCACCCCCAGAAGCTCGCATATGCGGCGCGCAGAGCTCGCCGGGTGCACCAGCTCGAAGCGGCATCCGTGGTCTCGCTCGAGCGAGCGCATGATCCTGTACACCGTCGGTCCCTGCATCGGCTTCGCGCGGTAGCGCTGGCACCGCATGGAACTGCGCGGATCGCATGCGCCGCACCGGCGGCGGTCGCACCTCTGGCATGGGATGGCCGTCCATCGGCACACGTCCTCAAGCTCCCTGTACGTGCCGCCGACCTCGATGAGCACGACCAGGCGGTACCCAGCCTCTGCGGCGCGGTCAAGCTCGCGCGCGAATCGCTTGTGGTCGCGCCCGACGTCCATTGCCACCTCGGCTATCGAGCGCTTGGTGTCAATGCTCCGATTCGATGACTCGTCATTTGTGATGTAATCGCCAAACGGAAGGGCCCTGTATTCGTATTCGACGTTGTGCCTATCAAACCAGCGGTCGATGTTGTTGTGCTTCCCTGCCTTCTGGCGAGTGTCGCAAAGAATCTTTGTCATGCGAACTTCCATTCGTATCCGCCAGCCGCTTTTAGCCTTCCGTGCAGACAGCTAGAGATTGACGTGTGGTTAATCCCAGTCATTCGCTCTGCTTCCATGGCGCTACGGAATGTGGCTAAAAGGAATCCGTCTTTATATGCATTGATAGGAACCGATTCGCTATTGGCTGCTCTGGCAATTGCAGTTCCATACCATGTGTTGTAAACGCTTGTACACCATTCGAGATTTTCAACATGATTGTTTGTTTTGTCTTCATCTCGGTGGTTCACTTGTGGAAACTTATTCGGGTTTGGGATAAATGCGTCTGCAACCAACCTATGGACGCTAAACATTTTGTGTTTGCCGTTCTTGCATAACGATACGAACAAATAGCCATTTCCGCGCTGCTGGATTTGTCTTGGCCTTGACTTGATGGCACGATAGCCTTGCCCACGGCAACGCACTTTGCGTGTAACGCTTCTAACGTTTCCGTAGTTGCTTACTTCATACAATCCCTCGTAGCCGGTTATGGGCCTCCACTCTTCTTCGGCTGATACGTTGGCCATGTCAGCATCCAATCATTAAGGTGGCGGGGTCAGTTTGCTCCCCGCCACATAAATAGCTTTCAGTTGTCTCTTGGTGTTAGTCGAACGGCACCGGCTTCACGTCCTCCGCGATCGACTTGGGTGTCGCGGCCTTTGGTGCCTTGCCGTCCAGCGTCTTCTTGGCGCGTGCCTTGACCTTGCCGTCGCGCACGTCTTGCGCCGGTACGACCTGACAGACGTTGAGTCTCGTGTCCACGTCGCCGTTATTCCGCCTGTATTCCTCTTCCTGCAGGTTGACGCCAAGGAGGCGTCCATAGAACATGTCGAGTCTCCCGGCGTCCCACGCGGCGAACGGGTCGAACCCGGGGTTGCTCGCCTGGATGGCCTCGAGCCTGCCCTTGAGCATCCCGAGCGCCGTGTCCTTGTAGCTCAGGAAGAGGTGGTGTGCGTATGTGTGCTCTTCGCCCCACTTGTCGGAGTAATGGCCAGCCTTTGGCCCCTCTGCGATGTCGAAGATAAGCTCTACGTACTCCTTCTCGGGCTTGTCCTCCATCGTCACGACCTTCGCGACGTACGGCCCGGCGGCAAGCCGCTCGAATTCTCCGTCTGCCTTTGACTCGACGCTACCCCAGTTGACGTGTCTCATAGTGCTTGTTCATCCCTTCTCTTATCCGTTCGAGTTCCTTCTGAAAGTCGTGGTCGCGCGGGTCGAAGCATTTACCGGCCATCTCGCCGGTGGCGTGCACCAGCGCGTCCCACGTCCTGTCGTGCGCGACTCTCTCGTCGCACCCTTCGGCTATGAGCTGCCTGCACCGCTCCTCGCACGCGGCCTCCATGGCCGCGAAGGCGGACTCGCTAGTACTCAGGCTTCTCATCGCTCGCCGCCTCGATGGGGGGCCACCCGAGGAACTTGCGCAGTCCCGTGTCCAGCGCCAGCAGGTCGTTCGGCATCACGTCATCATCGAACGCGCCGCACGTCTTCGCGGGCCCCTCGTTCGCCAGCACGAACTGGTGCTCGCCGCCGCTCAGCCGCGCGAGGACAACCACGTTGAACATGCCTACGAGGTTCACCTTCTCGTTGAGCAGGCGTCCCACCGTCGCAGGCACGACGTTGCCCGACGCGTCCGTGTCGGTGTGCATCGTGAGGTAGATGATCCTGCCGTCCGGAAGGTCATTGATGTACTCGATGAATCGGTACACGCGTCCGGCTATCTCCTTGTAGACCTCGAACTGGTCGTGGTACTTCTCCTCGCCCCAGCTGCCGCGCATGTAAATGTCCGTGATGCAGTATCCGAAGTCATCCACCACCACCGCCGAGTAGTGGTCGGCGTAGGCCTTGACGATTTCCTCGAGCTGCGGGAACCGCTTCGTGCGTGCGAACTGTTTCCCGCCTGGGAAGCTCAGCATCGTCTTCTCGCACTCCACGAGCCCGTACGACTTTATGGGCATGGTCCTCAGCGAGTACGTCTTGCCGACTCCGCTTGGGCCCATGATTAAGACAGGCACTGAGATAGGTCATCATCTCCATTCTCAAGCAGCCCGGAGACCGCTACCGGAAGCTCGCCGCCGAGGGCGTGCGCGACCTTTGGCACATCCACCTTGAGCACCGTTCCGGTTGCACGCTCCGGCTGCGCCGCCTCCGTGTCCGTCTCGAGGTGTACGCCGTCTGCCACCTCGCCGAACTCGTCCAGCGCGTACTGGCAGAAGCGGTCGATGTTCGCGATGCACCAGTCCTCGAACTCGTCGGTAGCCGAGCGCACGGCCCACCTGTACGCCTCCTCGGAGTCGTCCACCACAAGCATCGTGCGGGTGGTGGATGTGGTCGGCTTCGAGATCTTGACGTTGTAGGTGCCAACCTTCTCGCCGTTTATCCGCAGGTCGACCGACTTCATTCCCATGCGCTCGTAGTTGCCGAGCATGTCTGCGTCGGCGCGTGACCTCAGGCTGTCCGGGTTCTTAGTGCTTACCATGTCCGCCACGACCTTGTATACGGCCTGTGCCACGGTCAGCCGCTCTATGTCGTTCATCACCCATCATCCCTCTCGTACAGCGTGCATCCGGCACACATGCCGCCGTCTGTGAGCGCCCAGTTGGACTCCCACTCCCGCGACGGATAGCCCCTGTCATCGTCCGCCCAGTCGAGCGCGTACCGGCACGCGGGGCCGTGTATGCACGTGCGGTACATCCCGTCCCCGTCCGGGTCGAAGTCCTCGCCCGGCACCGGCTCCGTGCCATAGAAATCGGGCACGTCGTCACTTCTTTTACTCATAGCTAGCGTGCTCCCTCATCGCCTTTACCAGTTGCGCCTTGCTTCCGTAGACCCTCTCGCCGAGCGCCCACAGGAACCCAGCGTCCGGGGACCAGTCATCGTGACGCGAGCATTTGACGACGGTCTTCGTGCCGTCATCCCATATGACGATGGTCGCGCGTCCGCTGTATATGACCCTCTTCGGCATGGGCGCGGAGAACGTCTTGTGGAAGGACACACGGGGGAACGATTCGCCTTTGCCCAACGGGAGCAAGGTGCACGTGTATTCCAAGCAGTTGATTTCGTTATATTTCATTCGATTCCACCTCGCATTGAGTTCGCTCATACTGCCAGTCCCTGCGACCTGAGCCAGCCGCGCCACCTGCTCACGGCGTCCAGGTCGCTCTGGGCCTTGCCTACGTAGAACCTCCCGTGCGGCGGCGGTGCCACGTCGTACACCTCCATGTCGCGCCCGATGACGCATCGGTGGCCGCTCGCCTCCGCGAGGGTGCGCTCGACGGGCCCGGCTGGGTGTGGGTGGGCGTCTCCGCTCACGCGCGACGGGATGGGCTGGACGAACGACGGCGCCCCGGCGTGGTGGCCGTAGAAGCTCACGTCATGCTCCGTGTACCTGCCCAAGCGGTGCATGCTGCTCACCTTGCGCCCTCCTTGTAGTGCCACGTCTGCTTGTCCTCCAGGTACCTCGCGAGCCCCGCGCGCTGGATGTATCGCTTAGACCCAACCATCAGCAGCGGCGGTGGGTCCGCGCTTGACACGTAGTCGCGCATCGCGCCGATGCCTATCCCCGCGTACGCCGCCGCCTCCTCCACCGTGAGGTACAGCGGGGCGCGCTCAGCCACCTCGCTCATGGGACCATCACCGTCCCGCCTTCGACCCACGCCGCCAGCAGCACAAGCGCGACCATGATCGCGACGCAGGCGGGCCAGTGCTCGTCGGTCATCCACTGGACGAATTCGAGAGCTGCCATTTGCAGACTCCTTTTCTCGTGTGCGCCGTGCCACCCGCGCGAACGGCGCGGGCCAGAGACGCGGGCGTTAGGATATGGGGGAGCGCCCTCTGCGCGCCCCTTGAGACGTGGCCGGGAGAGGAATCCTGGCTGACTCCGCCACGAATCCGCGCCGCCCGCGCGGATGGCACGGTGCGTTCTTGTAGTTGCTAGATGTCTTTGGGCTTGCCAATGCAGCTCGTAACCGAGCTATCCGAAGCAGTGCCGCTGCTCTGCGCCTCAATGCGCTGCCTTTGCCATTCTTTGCGTTGCTTAGCGTTTCCATTGCTTTGCCAGGCGATTCCCTCGCCCTGCTCGGCCCTGCGGTGCGATTCCCATGCTGTGCTCCGCTCAGTGCTGCCTGTCTGCTCCGTTGCATTGCGTGTCTTATCCAAGCCTCGGCACTGCGCCTCTTTACGGTGCCATGCGCTGCGTTGCCGTGCCTATGCATGACGGCGCGCCTCCGTGCTCGACTTCGCCATTGCTGTGCATTTCGCCGCATTGCTGTGCCAAGCCACTGCTTCGCGCATCTGCGCCAAGCCCCTGCGGAGCCCATGCACGCGTATCGTTGCCTACGCGCCGTAGCTCTTCGCGTGGTCTGTGGCCTCCCATATGAACGTCCCCTTGCCGCTGTTGCGCCACTGGCAGAGCCCTCGGAGCCGCCCGTAGGTAAGGCACTCCTTGACCATCGGCAGCAGCGTCTTGTCAAGCAGGATGATGCCGAAGTCGAGGTGCGAGCCTGCGGGGACGGTCTCGCTGGAAGAAATGGCGATGCGCTCGCCCATGGGCGTGGAGGCCCGGAGCGGGCGCTCGCACGTGGGGCCGACGTGGGCGGGCGTGCCGTCCTCCGCCATCCATGGGATTTTGCGCTGGTCAATGAAGATGAGCCCGTCGATTGCCTGCTTGTACGCGCGCACCTTCGAGCATTCCGAGCCGCTCACCTTCTTGAGCATCTTGGCGGAATCCTTGAAGAAACCCTTGAGCTGGTAGTCGTAGACGAATGGCACGTCATCGTCATCCCCCACGACCATGCGCGGGAAGACCGTGCGTCCCTTCTCGTCCACAGCGTCGACATCGAGCGCCGCGACCTCCTCCTCCGTGCTCTTGGCATCGGGGGCCTTCGACGCGATGTACTCCTTGTGCAGCTCCTTGCTCGATGAGCTTGTGCCGAGCGCCTCCTCTGTCAGCGTGAGACGCACGTCGAGCTTGAGCATCCCGATGCCGCACTTTTCGTCGCTCTTTGAATCCTTTATCCTTGGTGTTGACATAGAAGCCTCCTAGCTTTGTGTCTTGCCCGCGTGCTGTGCCAGCAGCGCGTGGGCGTTTTTTATTGCGTGACGGTTCTTCCTGTGAGGGCCGACAACGTGCGGATTGCAGACACCGCCAGTTCCCCTGGTTCGCGCCAAATCCGGTATCTGGTTTTCAAAGTGCTGGTGGTACATGAACGCAAGGCTTCGCCAAACCCCATTGCTGGGGCTGTTCGCAGTCTTGGTTGTCGATGTGATCTAGCCCGTCGCCTTTGTGCGGCCAGCGAGCGTATCGAGAGAGATTCCGTAGTAGTCAGCGAGCTTAACTACGGTTTCCACGTTGGGGACCCTGGTCCCGTTTTCGTACTGTGAAAGGGCAGCTTGGTCAATGCTCACGGCATTTGCCACGTCTTGCTGCCGGACACGCTTTTTTGCTCGCTGGACTCTGAGGTTTGTCGCGAGCATGTCTGCATATCCCATGATTCTGGTTCCCTCCCCTCAATTCCTCACTAGCTTCTGAACACATCACCTATGATACACACGCAATGAGGTATTGCAAGGGTAATATCAGAAATACGTGGGGAAATTTTTTGAGAGGACAAGAAGATGCTGATGCTCAAGGAATTTCGCGAAGCGAGCGGGTTGAAAATCGCGCAGGTGGCAGAGAGAGCTGGCGTTCCGTATGAGACTTACCGCAAGTGGGAGAAGGGGAACAGCAACCCGAACTGGGAGCAGCTGTGCAGGGTGGCCGACGTCCTCCATTGCTCACTTGACGATCTCACGGGAAGGCGCGAGACGCTTACGCAGGAGGAGCGGACTCTGCTTGCCAGGTGGCGCACGCTAAGCAGCCAGGGCAAGGCCACAGTGCTTGCGGTAATGGACTCGTTCCAAGAAGACTCCATTTCGTATGAAGATACGGCTCAATCTGGTGCGAGCCGGTCTGCGTAGGATTCAGGTTTTGCAGTTTGAGTCTTGACTGTAGGAGATGGTATCGATGAGTGACGGCGGAAATGGCAGCAAGAAAAGAACCGTGCAGATTGTAGTTATATCCGTGCTGGTACTCGTGTCATTGGTGGTTGTTGTCCTATCCATGACCAACGTGCTCGTCATGAAGCCAGACAACCTATCAGACGTCGCATGGAGGGCCGGTCGGCAGGCGTACGCGATAGCCGAGGACTATGACTCCGGGCGTATCTCGACATCCGAGGCGTCAGAAAGGCTCGCCTCCATCGACACAAGCTATGGGACGATGGACACCGGAGACCACCTTGTAAACGCAAACAACGCGCACGTCGCATACTGCGTGCAGAAGCTCGCGTCCGATGCGAAGAATCAGGAGCTACACGAGCAGTCAGGCGTCGCAGGACTGAATGACATGCACCAGTCCATGCGCGACGATATGGCGAGTCTTGCCGATGCCATCGGATACCGTCACTAGGCCCGATCATGTCCATCTCGAAGCGCAAGCTCAGGGACGGCACGACGGTATACGACGTGCGCGAGTACGTCGGCTTCACGCTGGACGGGAGGCGCGACCGCAAGAGCGTCACGTGCCGCACGCTCCGTGCCGCCAAGGCGGAGCAGGCCAAGCTCATAGCCATGCGCGACTCACGGCGCGGGCGCTCTGGCCGCTGCACCTTCGCCGACTACGTGGACCGGTGGTGGTGGCCGTCCACCGCATCGCTCGCCGCCTCCACGCGCGACACGTACGAGAAGGAGGTGCGCCTGCGCCTGCGTCCCGCTTTCGGCGGCACCGACGTGCGCGACATCACGCGGCCCATGGTCCAGCGCATGGTGGACGGCTGCGGGACGAAGAAGGTCGCGGAGAAGGCGCTGGGCGTGCTCGGAACCATCCTCCGCCAGGCGATGGGCGATGGGCTGGTGGACCGCAACGTGGCGGCGGCGCGGTACTCCATGCCGCCGGACGGGCGCAAGCGTGACAACGGGCTTGTGCTCACCACGTTCGGGGCCATGTCCCCGCTCGTCTCGGCGCTCAGGCGCTACGCGGCGGTGGATGGCGGATTCTGCCTGCGCCTCGCCCTGCTCGGGCTGCTGATGGGCCTGCGCCCGGAGGAGCGATACGGGCTCGACTGGGAGGACGTGGACCTCGCGGGCCGCGTCTGCCACATCCACCAGGCGTACCTCATGGTCTCGCGCCGCGAGGGCGTCCACGACCTCAAGGAGCCGAAGACGGAGCTTTCCCGGCGCGACGTGCCGATGCCAGATGACGTAGCGGACGCGCTGCACGACGCCCCAGGCGCACGCTCAGGCCCCGTGCTCGTCGGCGCTGGCGGCGGGCGCGTCTCGCCCTCCACCGCGCGTCACCGGTGGTCGCGCTTCCTCGACTGGTGCGACGCCGAGGGTCTAGACGTGCCGCACGTCACCATCGAGAACCAACGCCATAGCTTCGCCACGTCCTACCTCCACGCTGGTGGTCGAGTGGAGGACCTGTCGCGCATCCTTGGTCACGCGGACATAGTGACCACCTACAGACGCTATGTAAGACCAGGCTACGAGGACGCAGCGCGGGGAGTCGGCGGCATCGTCCCGAGGGTCTAAGCCATTGACGATTCATTGGCTAATCATTGGCTAAATCGGCGACAAGATACGTTAAGTTATGGGCGATTTTAGGTCTTTGCTCGCGATCACTTGGATACAAAAAATCCCCTCCACCTGCGGAAATGCAGGCAGAGGGGATGTAGCGGCATGGTGGAGGTGCGGAGAATCGAATACCGCGCACTAGTGCATTTAGCTGCTGTTTTCTAGATGCATTGGCGAATCATCGGCTAAAAAAGCCCATTTAAAGCTCCACGAGCGCGGCATCAGGGTGGAGTGGACGGACGGGCCCACGGTCCCGCGCATGGGGTAGTCTCCTGGTGTACAATCGGCGCAAGCGCTCCCCGCAGTGGCGGGGATGATCCGTAGAACATGTACGGGATCTCAGTGCTCCCCGCGCATGCGGGGCTGGGCGGCCTTCGGGTCGCCCCTTTTTGTGGAGCGATTGTGGACTTGAAAGTTTCTCTAATCTCGCTTGACTTACTAGCAAGTCGATGTATACTGTATTTACAAGCAAGGAAGCCAAAGGGGATTGGAGAGCGCGATGAAGTACACGAAGACCGGGGAGCACACATACGAGGACGAGGAAGGCATCGCCTACGACCTCTCGGCGCTCGACGACCTCCGCGACGGTCGTGGCGGCTACCTCCACTTCACCGCAAGGCGCGGCGAGGACGAGGCGGAAATCATCACCAACCACGCGGGCGAGGGCATGTGGATGGAGATATGGACGCCATTCGGCCCCGACTACCGTCAGGTCGCGGGGACGCTGCAGTACCGCATACCAGACACGGATTACGCCCTGTGCGCTCAGCTCCGCAGGCACCTGCTCGGCGAGGACTACTCTCTCTGAGAGCAAGCGGTACCTGGGGCGGCCCGAGCGGCCGCCCCTCAGACTGGGAGGGACACCATGCGCAAGATCATCGAAGGGCGCCTGTACGACACCGACACCGCGAGGCAGGTGGGGAGCACCTGGCACACGAGCGGGTTCAGCAAGACCGACTTCCACTACTACGAGGAGGAGCTGTACCGCAAGCGCACGGGCGAGTACTTCCTCCACGGCTGGGGCGGGCCTGAGACAAAGTACGCGGAGCCAGTGGGCCTCACCGGGATGCAGGGCGGCGAGGGCATCGTGCCCATCGACCAGGAGACCGCTCGTAGGTGGGCGGAGGGCCATCTTAGCGTGGATGAGTACATAGGGGCCTTCGGCGAGCCGGACGAGGGCGAGACGGCGGTCCTGTCGGTCACCGTGCCC